CACTGCAGGTGAATGCAAATTCTTGCAGGTAAAAGCAGAGAAATGCAAAGTTTTGGGACTTATGCAAAAAGCCTCCAAAAAAGCCTCCCTCTTTACTCAGGAAAGGTGGAGGCGGAGGCGGCCTCGGCCTCCTGTATATAGTAAAAAAGGGGGAAGCGGGGAGGGGTCTGGCATGCAGTCAAGCATGGCTGCGGTTCAAGTTGGCCACAGGCCATTCTTGACCACATCCAGACCAGTTTCCATTGGCCGGGTTCCATAACATTGGGCAGCAAGCCAGACAGCTGGGCTGCCAGCCAACCCACTGGGCTGGCTTCCAAAACACCAGGGGACTTGTCTCTACGGGCTATTTGCATACTTATGCAACTCTCACTTCCGCCCCGGGCTATTCTTATCGAGGACATCTGTGAGTCAGCTTCTGTGTTGGGTAAGTAAACAACTCTTGGACGTGTGCCTGCGGTGGAAAGCTACCAGGGGGTAAGTTTAGACTGTTGTGTAATTGTCACAAGAATGTACCGATCTGTATCTAAAGCAAGGGCAGCATCAATTAGAAAAATGTACCGATCAATATCTCGCGCCAAAAGAACAGCCAGAAGATTTATATGTTTTGTTTTGGAATTCTTACTTGACCTGGTCGAGGACCAGGACCAGAGGGATCAAAGGGATGGGAAAAAAACAGAGGGGAAACTGCCAGGACCCCAAAAGGTAAGTCTCTATTTTTGTTGTGTTGTAGGCATGGGTGCTGCCTTAGCTGTACTGGAAGGCCTAGCTGATGCTATAGCTGAACTTGTTGCTTCTGGTATAGGAGTGGAAGCAATTTTAACAGGAGAAGCCGCTGCCTTGGTGGAAGCCCAGATTGACAGCATTGTTGCACTTGAAGGCTTTACCACTGCAGAAGCCCTAACACAGTTAGGAATTTCACAAGAGGCCTTCTCTGCTTTGTCTACAATCCCACAAATTGTCTCTGGAACATCTATTGGGGCTGCAGCACTTTCACAAACAGCCTTTGGAATAAGCACTTTAGTTGCTGTGGGGTCCCAGTACCATCGGAACTGGCAACACCAAATACCTGTTGTAAACATGGCCTTGCAGGTGTGGTACCCAGACTTCCAAGAGATGCTCTTTCCTGGGGTTAATAGTCTTGTCAGAGCTCTCCACTACATAGACCCCAGGGAATGGGCAGCATCACTGTATGCCCAGCTAAGAGACTTGTTTGGCTATGGTCCAGCAAGACTTGGGTACAGCACAACAGAAGTAGGCCAGGCTACAGGAATCTCTTTTAGAGATAGTGTAGCCAGGCTCTTGGAAGAGGTTACCTGGGCTGTGTCAAGTGCACCCCTAAGAACATATCAATTTCTGGCTGATTACTATAGCTCCTTGTCCCATATAAGACCATCTATGGTGAGACAAATAGCTCAAAGTCATGGACCCCTGCCCAGTAAATTTATTGACTATAAGAACTTAGACAATGGGCCATTTTCTGGGGAGCTAGTGGACAAGGCACCCCCCCCTGGAGGGGCCAATCAGAGAGTGACACCTGACTGGCTGCTACCATTAATTTTAGATCTGTATGGACCACTGAACCCCTCTTGGAAAGAGGAGGAAGACGATGGCCCCCAAAAGAAAATCCAAAGAACCAACACCCGTGCCAAAGCTCCTAATAAAAGGAGGAATAGAGGTTCTGGAGGTCAGAAGCGGGCCAGAAAGCACAGTAGAAATTGAACTGTACCTCAACCCTCATATGGGAGCACCTGAAGACTCAGGCCACCTGTATGGATTTAGCAATCAGGTGACTTTAAAGGAGGACTTTGGAGATGATACACCCAACAAGGAAGAGCTGCCTAAATACAGCTGTGCCAGAGTCCCCCTGCCCATGCTTAATGAGGATCTTACCTGTGAAAAGCTGCTAATGTGGGAGGCCTATACCTGTAAAACTGAAGTTCTAGGAATAAATATTTTGTGTGATGTGCATTCTGGTGGACAAAGGGTGGGGACCTCTGGAATTGGGAATCCAGTAACAGGAATAAACTTTCACATGTTTGCTGTGGGTGGGGAGCCTCTTGACCTTCAAGGAATTGCATTTAATTATAGGACCAGATATCCCAGTGGCACTATAGGTCCCTCAGGCATGACTCAAAAATCCCAGGGGCTTGATCCTAAGCACAAGGCCAAACTAGATAAGGACAATGCATACCCTGTAGAATGTTGGATCCCAGACCCCTCCAGAAATGAAAATACCAGGTACTTTGGCTCCTACACCGGGGGGGATTCAACCCCCCCTGTTTTACAGTTCACAAACACTGTGAGCACAGTGCTGCTAGATGAACATGGTGTAGGCCCACTGTGCAAGGGGGATGGCCTCTATCTTGCATGTGCAGACATTGTTGGCTTCTATAGAAACAAGTCTTCCACCATGCAATTCAGAGGCCTTCCCCGCTACTTCAAGGTGGGCTTAAGAAAGAGGTGGGTAAAAAACCCCTACCCAGTGAATGCATTGCTTTCTAGGCTGTTTTCTTCAAGTATCCCAGCTATAGATGGCCAGCCCATGACAGGGGAGAACTCCCAGGTTGAGGAAGTTAGGGTTTTCTCTGGAACAGAGCCATTGTCTGGAGATCCAGACATGGTTAGGTTTATAGACAGGTGGGGGAAAGAAGTGACAAGAATACCATGAGTCACAGGGTTAATAGATCTTTTTATTTGTCATTACTGTAATGGAAGCTTTGAATTCTTGCAGTGAGGCATTTAATAAAGGCTGTTAAACATACATTAGTGTTCTGTGGTTAAAAGGGCACAGGTGAGGGCGGCGGCACGGGGGGAAATCCATCATCTGTGTCTTCTGAGGAGGACTGTGAGCGGGCGCTGTCCATCCCGGAGTCAGCTTCAGAGTCATCGGCAGGCTGGGGCGGGGGAGGGGGTTGGGGCCGGAATGCTCTCCCCTCATCAGCTGTATCAGACAAGATATGTACCCCACAGGCAACATTTCTTTTCATTCTGCTATACATTGTACAAGGAATTTCTGAGTCAAGCCTTTCCTTCCACTCCACAACTCTGGCTTGAATATCCTCATCAAAATCATACACAGGCCTATGCCAGATTAACAGGAGCAATAGGGTGACACCACTCTGCACAATCCTTTGCTCCAGCAATTCTGGGGTGTTATTTAGGCTCCTCTTAAGGTGAGGCTTGGGCCTGAATTCCACAATTCTTGCAAATCTAGCCAGCAGTGTTCTAGGAATATCATACTCATTCATGGTGACCAGACCTGGAGGAAAAATCTGAGTTCTTTTGTTCACATGCTTTTTCTCTAGGTTTACCTTAACACTGCCATCTAGGTAATCCCTGAGATTATCTAGGTTGTGGACTCCCTGCCCTGGTGGAAGATCCCTTCCCCCATGGCCTTTCACATCCTCAAAAACAACCATGAACTGATCTATAGCAACCCCTAGCTCAAAGGGGAGCCTGTCCTGGGGCAGATTTATATTTAGGGCTCTGCCCCCACATAGGTTAAGGAGGCCTGCAGCCAGAGTTGTCTTCCCTGTATCTATTGGTCCCTTGAAAAGCCAGTATCTTTTTTTTGGAATATTAGTAACCATGGTTCTCAGGAATTCATACACAACAGATTCCATGCAATATTGCAAGCATTCTAGCCATGCACAGCCACACATGTACAGTTTAAGGTCTGCAGACCCAGATGCTCCAAACATGTCTTCCATCATATCTAAGAGCTTGTGGAACCTCTTTGTTAGCATATCAGCCCTGCTTAAATATTTTGTCTCCACCCTCTTCTTTGCTATGACAGTGTCTACTGCCTGCTGACATATAGCTTTCTGATTCTTGCTTTCCAGAAACAAAAGTGCATTGCCATGATGTTTTCCATGATTCCTATAGTGTACAGGTATGCTTTTGGAACTGCAAATCTTACAGTAGTCTGGTTCTGTGGCATATTCTAGGTACAAGCCCATTAACAGGTAGAGGTCATCACAATCTATCTCCACAGCATACTCTGTTATCATTTTCCAGCTTACTTGTTTAACTTCATCTCCCTCTTCTGGCATAAAGTAGTTTTCCGAGAGACCCCCCTCCACACTTTCCTGTAAGAGTTTAAAAGGGTCAGTACAAAGAGCCTTGTACAAGCAGTATTCCTTGTTGACCCCCTTGCAAATTAGGAAGCTTATTGTGCAGAACTTGAGGCAAAAGTTATTGATAGCAGAGACTCTATGTTTCTGCGGGGTTAGTAGGAACAGGATGGAATGTATGCCACAGGAATGCAAGCTTATAAAGTTTGCAGAGTATTTATCCATAAGCTTTTTGAATAGCAGCCTTGCTTTGTCTGAGGTAGTATAGATTGCAAAGCATGACAGGGTTCTATTGCTAAAAATGGCCTGGCTTAGCATTGTTCTCAGGGACTCTGGAAAGTCCTTGGGCTCATCACCTCTCCTCTTCTTCTTTGGTGGTGTGGAATGTTGTGAATCATCCAAATCCTCCTCCTCTAGCTCCTCATCACATCTTAAATCATTCCAATTTGCATTGAAGGCTTCCCACCAGTGTTCCCACTCAGTAGTGCCATAGGTAGGGACCTAGAAATAACAGATAGAAGTTCATACCTTAAAGTTTCAGGTGTTTCAGTGGTGTGTTGATGAGAATAGTGTTCCAGGCAGTGAAGGTTGCCCAACTGAGGTCAAGGCCAAACCAGAGGCGATAGCAATCAAAGCAATAGCAATCTATCCACACAAGGGGCCTTCCAGGCCTTGTTCTGTTTAGCTTCCTCTCAAAAGCTCTTATAATGTGTCTGCCTTTTAGCAGACACATCATGCAGTAGCAGCTAGACACCATGTAGTTGGAGCATAGGTGCCAATCCTTAACAAAAACATTTTCAAAGCTTGGGTAGCAGTCATCACCCACCTCCTCAGCTTTCCAGCCAGCAGCCTCAACATTGGAATGCACTTCTCTGATATTGTCCTCCATCAGTTTGTAGAGCTCATTGAGCTTCTTCATCATAGTCTCATCACCCCCTTTATCAGGGTGCAGCTCCTTGCATCTCTTCAGGTATGCCTTTCTCATGAGTGGCAGATTGCCATACACAGCCATATCAAGCCTCAAAAGGCCCATGAGCTCCCTAGCATCCTCCCTAGACAGAACAGTATCCAT